CTAAGGGCTTCGCCATGCAAGACGGTGTGGCTATCAACAACAAGACTGGCGAGCCAGCCAGTGAGGTAGAGAACAAACTCATTCAAGACGCTACGGACAAGGCCATGATGCGTCAAAACCCCGACCTTGAGCGGTACAACATGCGTCACGACAACGGTTTCTTTATCCCTATTGACTTTAAGAAAATCATTGAGAAGGAGGGGTTATGATGGTAGCAACATGGACTGAGGGGTTGGATGTAATCATCAACCTGTTTCAAACTGACTGGAACCGTGGAAACACCAGTAATTATCGCCCTGTAGTCATTGATATTGCTGACACAACCGCTGAAAAAGGAAAGCGTCTTGACTTGGATAAGCATGATTATGTGATGGTATATGAGACAGCCCACAACGAAGAGGCACCGGAACTATTTTACGACTTTGTAACGACACGCATAAATATCACGGTTGATGTCCGTACAACTAAGGGGCGCAAGCATTTACAAGCCCTTGAGAATGAAATTCGGAGGGTGATACATACAAAGAGAAAAGGCGACGGTACAAACTTTGACCGACTGGTATTCAAAACCCGTACAGATTTAAGCGACCGAAGCAAATTTCTCTTTCGTATGACCTTTCAAATTGAAGTCGTAATACTTGCAGAACTAATACCATAAGGTGAAAAAATATGCCATCAACAGTGTACAAGGGCGACTTAGCAGAAGTTTCATTCGCTCCCGAAGTGGGAGTTTCAATTAACGCAAACACCGATGCAAACATGACCATCACTACGGTCGCTGGAAACGATTTTACCACCATTACATTTTCCGCACAGACCAACCCCGCACTTTTCAAAACAGCCTTTACAGTTGGAAGCGGTGCATACAACAATGACCCTACTATTACACACGCCTCCGATACTGCAATACGAGTTGGGATGACAGTTTCAGCGACAGGAGGAAGTGGTTCGGGTAGCATTCCAGCAGGAGCGACAGTTGTAAGTATCACTTCGGCTACAGAATTTGAATTATCCGCCGCCACCACAGGTGGTAGTCACAGCGGCGCAACACTAACTTTCTTGAGCAATGCACTTCGTTACCCAAAAAACATGCTTGTGGGTTCTCAAGTCAAGTGGACTGATACTGGCTCAACTATTGATGCAAACGACACTGCTGGTGTTTTTACTATCGTGGAGAACGATGGGCGAACTCTCAAAATTTCACCAGCAATGAAAACAGGAGGTGCAACTCTCAGTGCCGCCGCTATTGACCTTCATATTCTACCTTACAAGACTCCGGCATTTGACACAAGCATGAATGAGCCTAAAACGGGTGGTATTGCAGAAGAATCCGTTTTGACTGACCAGTTCCTCGGTATCACCAGTGCCCTTACAGTTCCCGAAACAAAAGTGGACTTAAAGCGATTTCATGTTGTCGGTCTTGGCCGAGATACCAGTGTGCAAGTACCCGGTAAACTGATTACGGAAGGCGGCTCTTTTGAAGTAGCCATGCACTCGGCTCGTTGGCTCAAATACTGTCTTGGTGGCGAAGTGGTACACCCGGTGGCTAACCCCGAAACAAGTCACTTTACAACGCTTGATGGTGCAACAAAAGCAGGACAGTCATTTATCACTCTCACTGACGACCACGGTAATTTAGCCGCTAAACACTATGTGCTTATTGAGGACACAACTTATGTCCCTGTGACCACGACACATGAGGCTGATATAACCGAGGTGGCTTTACGATGGGATGGGTCATTTACGGTCACTCGTTTTGATACCGCATTGCGTAGTGAGGTTCGTCGTGTCATCGGTATGGATGGTACCAAAGTGTATTTAGATGAACCCCTTCTTTTCCCTCACGCAGATAATATGGCTGTACATTTCATTGATTTTGATGATGCGCCGAATACAAATCCACCTACAGTATCATCCACTGGTGTTATTGCAGATGCACAAACTCACTTGCTCTTTAACCACACTCATCAACCATCGTTCAGCCTTGAAGTTTCACAACGCCGCCGTGATGTTGATACAGATGATGGGGCAGTGGATGGTACCGCAACTGACTCTAAGGAATTGACTCGTGTGTTCCGTGGATGCAAGGTCACTGACTTCACTCTCACGACCGACAACGATGCGGCTCTCCGCTTGGCTGTAAACTTCAATTCCGCTCTGTGTTATACGGACACTGCACGATTGGAAGGTAGTACCTCAAGATATGCCTCCCATCGTATGTTCAATGACACAGCAAACACCGATGCAAAAAGATTTCAAAGTGGTATCGGGCCTAAGACACAGAAACCTTTCATGTTTTACAACGGTACAATTAACATTGCAGGTGTACAAGCGGCACAGGTATTGAATTTCTCCCTTACAGGACAAACAGGAATGCAAGCATTCCATGTTATCAACGGAGAAAACAGTCAAACCAGTGCTACGAGTCAAGTTCCATTTGGTGGTTCTCGTAATACATCTCTTATGGTTGAAGGACAAACATCCTACGAAATGACTATGGAAATTGGTGTAGATGACCCGTTGTTTTACCACAAGATGCGCTCGGCTACTGAGTTCAGTGCAAGTGAAGACGGAACTACTACCAACCAAATACGCATCAATTTTGAAAAGAACACCACTTCGGGAACCACTGAGCGTATGATGATTATTATTGATGACTACTACATCATTGAGGCACCACTGCAAATCCCCGAAGACAAGGGTATGGTGAAGTCAACACTCAAAATTATGCCTAAAACCATCAAGGTCATATCACGAGATACCATCGTTAAATACTGAGGGATTAACATGAAAACATCATTTCAACAATACCGACGAATGGGTGCGCTTGGCTATGCCCGATGGTTATGCACCAATAACGGAGTAGAGTTTAGTGATGAAATGATTGCTCTCATGGATAGACATTCCATTGAACAACATGTTAGTAAGCAACTTTCTCCCGTTGTAATACCCGCTGATGAGCCAGCACCTATGGTGGAGGAAGAGGTTGTCAATCCCTTCCCTGCTGACCTACAAGAATACGATTCACTGACCGTCGCTGAACTGCGTGCGCTATGCAAAGAGCGTGGCCTACCAGTGTACGGTACAAAGGCTGAAATTATTTTGCGATTAAAGCAAAATGATACAGGCGAAATTCCCGAAGAAGACCCCAAAAGCCCTGCTGATGAAGCGGCCCTTGAAGGCGATTCGGAAGCCCCTACCGAAGAGGTAGCCGCATCCAATGGAGAGGAAATAAATGAACAAGACAGTAGTGACAAACAAGAGCCTATTATTGAAGAATGACGATACGACCAAGCATGTGATAGGGATAAGTCCCGAAGATGAATCACAGGTCATTGAGGTATGGGTACGAGACATATCCTTCCTTGACATTCAAGCCGCCGCACAAAAAATGCTTCGTGTGGAAAAAGACGATGTAACTCTTGATTTGGCTGGCTACTGGGAACATGCTTTCTCACATTGGATTACCAAGACAAACCCCAGTTTAACTACTGATGAATTACTTTCCCTCAAAGGCCATGTTGGAGAACAGGTCTGTAAGGTGCTACCACAACCACAAGAGTTGGCGGAGGCATTGCAAGGGGGGTTTACCAACCCGACCGAGTGAGGGTTGAAGCATTCCTCAAGAAAGATAAGTATGATGCGATAGAAGATTTTAGCACACAAATAGAATTGTGGGCTTACATTATCGCAAAACACTTTGGAATTTCTTTGATGGAAGTGTATTCAATGCCCCCTCACTTGTTCAAGCAATCGCTTGTTTGGGCTATGGTATCAACCGAAGAGAATAATAAGGAAATTGAGCGTAAGAAACAACAGGCGAAGAGCGGAGATAGAGAAGTAGTCGGACTGGATTATTCGTTTTTAGATTGGGAGTGAAGATATGTCGTTATTAACCACGATTGTACTGATGAGGAATTTGGTGAAGGATATCGGCCCCACATTCAAATCCATAGGAAAAATAGCGATAAACGCCTTCAAATCAGTTATCAAGTGGTTTAAAGATAATCTAATTACCCCAATGAAGGAAAAATTGGACGCTATCTCGTGGGATTCTATCAAGACAAAAGCCGAAGAAGCGTGGACGGCTATCAAAACCAAAACCGATGAGGTACTTGGTGCATTATGGGACTTGTTGCCCGCCATGCCCGATGAATTGACTTACGCTTACTGGTTTGGTGAAGGCGGGGTCTTTGATTGGAGCATTGACTGGGACGGTTTGTTTAAGTTTACTCTCCGCAAAGAACTGACTTATGACCATTGGTTCGGGGAAGGAGGTGTCTTTGATTGGAGTATAGACTACGATGCTTTCTTTAAGTTTACTCTCCCCGATGAATTGACTTATGACCACTACTTCGGTGAAGATGGGGTATTTGATTGGAGTATAGATTACGATGCCTTGTTTAAGTTTACTCTCCCCAATGAACTGACTTATGACCACTACTTCGGTGAGAACGGGGTCTTTGATTGGGACATCAATTGGAGTGGCTTGTTTGACTTCACACTTCCCGATAAATTGACTTACGCTTACTGGTTTGGTGAAGGCGGGGTCTTTGATTGGGACTTGTCAAGCCTGTTTGATTTTAACGCATGGACTGACTTGCTACCGGATTGGAGTTGGAGTGACATCATTCCCGACAACCTCAAAGACTTCTTTTCAATGGACACTCTTGAAACTACATTCACTGGTGTCACTGATGCTATAGGAAGTCTTGCTGGTACACTTATTGAGCCTGTGCGAACAGGCATCAATGATTTGTTGATTGATAATTTGAATAGCATAACCGGGTACGACCTACCAGCGATTGGTAGCATTCGTTCCATCACTGGATTTTCAAAAATACCTCACCTTGCAAAAGGTGGTATCGTAAACAAGCCCACACTCGCCATGATTGGTGAAGACGGGGCGGAGGCTGTCGTACCGCTTACTCAACGCAACAATCCAAGCGGTGCTGGTATGGGTGGTGGAACGGTCAATGTCACCGTGAACGCATCGGGTATCACAGACCGCTCCGATAAGCGTGCCCTTGCCCGTGAGATTGGTAACATGATTCAGCAAGAGATGGCCCGTAACATCGGCGGCACCACCATGAGAGGTCGTTACTGATGGGCACGCCAATTCGCCTTGTACGCAACGATGGCGGCATCATTGAGTTGATGGCTACCACGATGACCATGAATGTAGATAGAGGCGTTAATCCTCACGGTATGCCCTTTACTGGTGGTAGTCGGTGGGCCTTTGACCTCAACCTTCCTAAAGCACTCATCACCATTGAGGGAGTAATGACTGATGATGATATACTAAATATGTCATCTATAGGCCAAGATGCTAAGGGAGTTATTGATTTCTCAAGAACATTTGAGAATGCGCTTACTGAATCCTTCGCTCAATCAGCAGTAATAGACAACATCGTGGCTGATGTGGTATTGAACACCCCATCTGTAAATGACCCATTCATTCAATTAAACCCGTATGGTAAAGTGTACTTAGCAAAACAAAACTCCACCTTTCAAGGGAAAACAGGTGGTGGTTTACATTTTATCGCTGTACATGATGGAACATCACCTCGGACAGCGGTACAAATAGCCGCAAGTCTTAACACGCTCATAGGTACCTACAGTAGTGATTTACAGGTAACATCGTCACTTATCACCTCTTCAATTAGTAATGAAGCAAACACAGCAGTGGAAATAACAAACATAAATCAAGCCTTTGATGGAAATGGTACCTTACAATTTCCTTATCCTACATACATAAAAAGACCGTATCACATACAATTTAGTGGTGGACGCAACACCACACAAGTAACTAACAAAACAGCGGGGGATAAAGTGGCTGAACTATTTGCTATATTGAATAACTCCAATAATGGCGGCGGAGGAATGAATGTGGGTATGCTTGGAGCGGGTGTTGCAGGTTTTTTAACAGCGGCTTTTATTGATGGAAATTTTATGGACGATTTAGCAGAAACGAAAGCAATTACTTCAAAAAAATACGCAGATTACATTATTGCTATTCAAATACCATTTACTTCAAATGTGAATAGCAACGAATCATTGTTTTATATGCCTACAGGTGGTTTGAAAGATATAGATAGTAAAACAGTTGCAAATGCTAAACCAGCAGGGACGGAATTTAATATCCATGATAGGAAATATACGGGAATCAAAGGTGCGGTCGCTAACGCCACATTCGTTCAACTTGGTGGTGAACCAATTTACAGTTACACCATCAACTTCGCACCGATTGACTGGATATTTTGAGGTGATATTATGGTAGCAATCGGTCGCAGTAGTCACGCCTTTTTCTTTGACGGCGTAAGCGATTCAGTCATTATCCCTCAAGGTGAATTTACCAGCACCGGAGTTGAAGATGGCGCAGGTAGTAAGGTCATGACCAAGACACTACAAGGTAGTGGTAGTCGTGCTTCAATTAACGGTAAAACAATTACAGACTTCGTGATAGAGGCTTGGGTCATACCCGACTGCGGTGGTGTAATAGCGCACCGTGAAGGGCAGTTTACGCTTGAAATGGGTACAGTGGACACTCCCGGCCCTGCTGTATTCTCAGTATATGTTGAATCATTAGCGGGGCCATCTGTATTCCGTTTGGCTACTGCTTACGATGCAACCAACAGATGGGATGGAATCGTTTATCCTCAACAGAACCACGGCGGTATTCATGATTCGTACAACAGTTATCACACGGGTAGTTATGATGACGCTACGAACATGAATTTTAACAACCGCCCGTTGTACCATATTGTTGCTGGAATTACTCAAAATCGGGTTTTCTTAGCAGTAAACGGTGAAATTGTATCACAACAAGACATCCCCAAAGAAACTCGTCTTGCTCGTTCAACAGAACATGTGTATCTTGGTGGACAGGGTGGAGAGTTCCGTGGTGCTATTGAAGCCATTCACTTTTCAAATGAATTTGATGAAGGAATGATTCAACCCTATATGACTGTCAAAAGTGATACTTCATCGGCTCTTTTCCGCTTTGAAGAGCCAATTGATATTATAGAGGGCACCTACGAGTTTTCAGCCTTCACAGCGGCGGCTAACGGTACTACCAAGACGCTTACTATGACAGCCGCCGATGCTCAAACTCTCGTTGCTCGTCTTACAGGTAAAGCATACGATTCATCTTCACCTACCACCACCTTCACTTCCACGCCGTATAGCATGGGTAACTACAAGGTAGTGGATTACTACACTAACAGTGGTACAGCGGCTACAATTAGCGTACCACATACACCGTACAACCTACTCATCAATCCGGGTGCTATCAACCGTAACACACAGAAGCCCAATCAATCCCCACCCGAACGGGTGCGGTTAGAAAGCATCAACGGTAGTAGTGGTGTCGTCACCTTCTCAAGCATACATGTTGATTTTATCAATGGGACAAGTGGACTTCGGGGTGCATTACATTCCCGTACAGCAGATGTTGACAACTACTTCGTTGTAATTGGTGCTGATTCATTGATTGATAACGGTACAGGAAAACCATATCAACCACCGCATTACGGTACACAGATATTTGATAAGACTGGACAGATGGTTCTTGATGAAAGTAACTTCACGAATCACGGCTTGGTATATTCAAGCGGAATGGCTACAGATACATCAGCAAATGCCTACGCCGTCAATTGGCCCGCTACCCTTGATACGCTCTTTCAAGTCGGCCACAGCGGTCGCCACTTCTTCTCTCACATCACTGGTCATGAATACATGCGCCGATACCCTAAACCGAGCGACTTGTCAATAGACCAACAGGCTGATGGTTCGGCTGACATTGTACACATGGCGTATGAGAACAATGCTCGTGGGCTTGATGAGATGTTCGTGATGAACTCCCTTGTGGATTTCTATACTGAGTCTTTAGAAGCACCTATCGCTCGTATTGAAAATTCTTCACCCGTTGCTACAGTTGTTGACAATGGGATGCCCGCCAGTAAAAAGGAACTCATTGCTATTGGTGGGGCCGGATTCAAGTACGCTCCATTCGCACTCAAAGGGCCAGTGCCCGAAACAGGTGACATAAATGAAATTACACGATTGTATCATCTTGTACCCGAAACTGAAAGTCGGGTTGCACTTCTTCATGTACCTGCTCTTGGTTCGTCGCATAATCTTGCGCCGTATGTTGAGATTCACTACAATGCAATAGACCTCACTGGTGCGAGTATGAGTCAAACTACTCCTATGCTGATGGTCACCAAGACCGTTCCAGCAGGTTCTCACATTCTAAGTGGAAGTACACGGGTATTGGATGTAATCAACTCCGACCTCGCAAACACCACTTTGTACTCTCCCGGTGGCGTAATTTATCTTACAAATGCAATTAGTGGATATGGTACACTCATGCAAGAATCTCACTCCCTTATTGGTGATAATACAGGTGGGCAAGACAGTGATACAGAAATGGATTACAGTCTTACACCCGCTTTGTACACACCGCCTAATGATGTCACCGCCGAACCAGCCGCCCCACCAAAAGCCATTTCACGCTCACAGTCAAGCGGTACACATGAATCAGTATATCACCGCCTTGCAATTGAAGCCATGTCGTCAAATACCAAAGACACACTATTGGATGAAGGAGCAGGGAAGAAAACACGCCAACCTACTACCGATAAGACAGGGCAGGGTGTATTTGACCTCGGCCCAACCACCCAATCTTCCCGTGTCTTTGAGATGTTTAACATCATTGACAATGTAATTATCACTAATGAAGCAGGTATTTTGGCTAAGATTTTCGTTCAACCAGCAGTTAAATCACGAGTAAATCAATTATCATTGGTACGCTCTCTTGGTTCGGGCGATAATCCAAACATAGCCAGCATCATGTACCTCATGAGCCGCTGTCGTATTCGTGGTATTTCTAAGCAGGAAAACCCCGACAGTAACATGACAAATGTAGTTATTACCGCTACAGGTATCGCTGACAGTTTCGTAAACGAGAATGTGTCTGTTATAGGTAGCGGGTCACCCGACTCCCATGTGGTGAAGGAGATAGAGCCTAATGCACCAGTAGTCACCGTCACGCTTGGAGGGCCGGGACAGGGTGGTGTCAATACCAAGCCTACCTTTGACCCAAGCCCGCTCATGCGCTTACCGGGTTCTACTCGTCGTAATTGTGTAGTACAGGCTCAAGTGGTGAAATCTAACTCTACACTAAGCATAAGCGTTACACCATTGAACAACGGTTCTCCCGATATGGCCTCATGGGGTACTATGTGTTTTCCAAAGGTTGGTCGTATATACCTCCAAGATGGGGCAAGTGCGGCTTATACAGATAAGACAGGAGCAGGATTTTATTTCAGCGAAACGGATGCGATAGCAAGTCGTACATTCTTAGATGCGGCGGGCACCGCATACGCTACACTTCATGAGTGGTGCAACGCTACAGAAGTATATCGTAACGGTAGTGCGGGGCAATATTCTACATCTGTTTTCATTTCTAATGATGGAGACTTTGACAACGACTCATTGGTACAAGATGGTAGCACGGTAAACGATAGAATGTTCCAATCACTTGACAGTGTAACGCACGATTATCAATTGGGCACACAGTATGCAAGTACACGCTCTATGGTAGAAATACCCGTCTTCCCACAGCAGTTCTTTGACCATACGGATTTGGGTATTTTCCCCGGCCCCGACAACAGTATGAAGATGCACATTGATGCTACATACACGGCTCATACATGGAACCCTACTCCTGTTGGCCGACGAGCAAACGACATAGGTGTAGCAGATAAAAGCGCAAACTCAGCCTATTCCTATACCATAAACAACAAAGACTACATTGAATCTGCTACTATTCTTCGTATTGTACATAACACAAATGATGCTTACATCTATGTATCTCATCCAAAGATGTTTCCCGATGCTACCAACACTGGTGCGGGGCAAGATGAGTTAGGCAATTTAAAAGGTGTTAATCGCCTACGCCGTGTCTTTCTTAACAATGGAGAATGGGCAGTGTATGATAACAACCCCATATCGGATGGTTACATATCAATTCCAACGACACACACTGGTGGGTACCATGATGGTCATTCGGAAACCTTCTTTCAAAACGCTATAGTGGGTTCAAAATTACATACTGGTGGTGGATTCCGCAATGAAACTCTTATTCCTGTAGCATCGGATAAAGACAGACAATCATCCGATTTAGAAGGCCGCTCACCGTATTATTATGACATGGCTAACATGATGACTCAAGGTGGTAATCTTGATTATGGTTTGCGACAGTATGTAAGTGCTGTAGAATTTAAGGCGGGGCCATTGGCTAATCCTCACGCTCCAAGAACTGTTACTAAGAGAGCAAGAACTAAAATCATTGGAGTTTCGGAAAATTCTGGTTTTGGCTTCCCTAACAGCGCATCTCTTGGATATTTCTACGATTTGATTTTAGAAGACCCGTCATTATTCCCTCAAGAATATAACAGTGAAATGCTTTTTATTGGGGAAATCATGACTGATACCCCATTAGAAGTTCTTTTTGCTGGCTATGCAGACGGTATATCAGTTTCCGGTGCAAACAGTGTCACAATAAGAATACCACCTAACACTTCCTTTGATGAGGCCGATTTCATAGGTAAAGATTTCTTGTTAAAGAAAGCGGGTCACTCATTGAAAGGAGTTAGCGACCCTGCTAATATGGACACATTTGAAGAATCCCGAACTTTGTTTAGACCAACTGGTAATGAAGAATGGGTGTTTGCTGTAGCATCATCACCTCAAGCCGCAGATTCTACTACTACACTTAACATTTCAAATTCTCACAGTCGTTTGGCTAACTCTAATACTAATGGTTTAAATTTACGAAAAGGTGACACCCTGTTCAAGCAAACTGGTTTAGGTGATATAGAATATGTTGGCGAAGTGAGTGCTGTAGTGTCTAATCTTATTGGTGGGCACGCAACAAATTCTGTAGTTACTTTAACAGCAAATAATCTTGTAGCAATAGCAAATGGCGACCGTGTGATAATGGGTACAAGTACACTTTATCAAGAAGACCACGATGCTATTCTTAATCGCAGTTGGTTATTCCCATTTGCACAAGGTGGACTACGAAACGGAGATACCGTATGGATGAACATGACTCTTAACAACCCACATGCAATTGAAGGATTATTTGCAAAAAGCCGTGGTGTGTTCAATGAAGCAACTGTTTGGAAAGGTTTCAATGGTGGACAAGGAGTATTAACTCACCGCCCAAGAGATTCTATTCCTCTTGAGAATTTCCTAATTGGGAACTCCTGCCTTGAAACAGCACAAAACTTTGCTCAACATGTCAACAAAACCATAGAAATGAATTATGAGGCTATGGGACTCAACGCCACCCAAGCACCAACTGTCGCTTATGTTGACCCGTATCTTTCCACTGATGGAAATGCTCGTGTACTCATGTTTGATGTAGCGCATGACCGTGAGTTTATTGCATTCCATGACTTACACATGCAGGTACAATCCAGTGCCGCAACGCCTACTATTGGTTACACAAGAAATATAGCGTATGAAGGAGGTACAAATAATCTTGACAATATACTACGGGCCGTTAGTGGGGGTGCCCCAAATTACTTAACAACTCAAATTGATGTAGCCAATGGGTTTCCAACTGAAAACAAATTCATGCGTGCTACTCAACAATCCAAGTACATAGAAAGCGCATACGCACACAATGTGCCTAATACAGTTACACAAGACCTTCTTGGTACATCGGCTGGCTCGGATGAAGATTATACTTTGTCAAATCCAACATCGGCGGGGGTTAATACTGCTCGTCGTGGTAAAGGCCACGGACATTTCGTACATACTGGTTTGTATCATGAGGAAATAACGAATACTCACACTGTTGGTGATAGTAATTTACCACGAGTTCAACCCGCTGTCGCATCAATTTACTATGCTAATCAAGCACACAAATATGCAGATACAGTTAGCAAGAATTTGCTACTGACTACACTAAAATTACATCGGGCAAATGAGGGTTCAACCACGCATACCATGAAAGATAGCAGTACCCTGTTTGATACACCCGATGGTACTCGTGTCATTTCAGCATTCCTTTGTTTGAAGGGTAAAAGAAACACCACGCTTGACTTAGCCAACCATGAAGAAGACCGACTTGAGCATCTAAAACATTGGACTCAAATGGACTTTGTACGCCGTATGACTCTTGATTTAGGTGAAGTTGGGGTCAAGGAAGGTGTAACAGATATTGAAGCGGCGGCAAGAGAAATTGTTCGTCTTAACAATCAAGGAGGTGCGCTTAATGGTGGTACGCACGCTCGGCGTCCATCACAACAATACCCCGGAGAAAGTGAGCGTCTTGACCTTACACGCATAGGGGTAAGGCAAGATACCGCTGACCCTAACAAAGACCCTACCTCAGCACACATCAATGCTGACTTTGCGGCTACTGGTTCAACTTACGACCCTGCACCGTTTTGGTATGGTGACATTGCCTTTGATACGCACGACCGTGGTTCTCACATGGGGTATGTACGAGCGCATCTTGGCCGTGTTGTAGAAGACATTAACGGGAATGAAGGGTACTCAATAGTTATCCACTCAACTATTCCCGGTGCTTCGGGACGAAACTTCTGTCTATGGCTTGATAACAGTAAGGGACAATCAACCTATCAACCTCAATTCCTTATCGGACACGGTGGAAGATTCCGCAACTTTTGGGCGCAACCCGATGAAATGACAGGCGAAAACATGCACCCTGCACCTATGCCTCTCAACAAAGACGGGCGACCGTTTGCTCCTATCACAACACTTCGTGAATTTGTATCTCAAGAAGAACCCAATGAAGACTTCACAAGTAATCATGATATTGCTTCTCGTCGTAGTAAAACGGCCAACCCTAAAGGAAGAAATGTATCTGCACATATTGGCGGTATATCACATAACAGTGTAAACGATGAGTCATTTGAAACTCAAAGTCCATCTACTGCTCTTGTTAAGGGGCTAAGAATGGGTAAACAGGCAGTAGGTCGCATCAACTTTGGTGGTCTTGTTGCATCGGGTGTACCGGGCTTTTCCCCAGTAGCAGGTAAGCACGGCCTCGGTCGTAAAGGAAGTACTGACTTTGATAAATTGTATAACGAAGGATTAGCCATAGGAGGCACATCACCTACCGCAATAACAAATTACAGCGGTCATGTAAAATCTACAGAGGTACTTGATGACGCTATAGGAGATAAAACACTGTATGGTTTCCGCTTTAACGACCACCGAGGACAGGGATACGGTGTACGATTCATATACCGTAAGATGGGTGAATCGTTTGCTAATGATTTAACCACTATTCCTTCTACTCTTGATGATGAAATTTGTGTGTATTTCAATGATGGGGATGTTGCTAAGGGTGGATTTACTCTTGGACAACACATGATTGGATTTGGTGATGCTACAGGTCGGCTTGATGTTACGAGTTTGACTAAAAACAGTTGGCGAGGAAATCAGTGGCGAGGTGTATATGCTCCATCAGTAGGTACTAATTGTAGTATATCTTGGGACGCAATTGCAAGTACACTTACAGTTGAATTTGGTGCAGGTGAAGGTACTGAAAATGGCCCGTTTGATAGTGGACAGCAACTCGGCAATCACCCGGACTTACTTGGTTATCTTGGTTTCCCTCGGCAGAATGGAGTTATACAAATCACAGACCCATTTAATGACGCTTCATTATCACCTAAAGGTTCAGTTGGAAATGTTATTTCATACGAAAGTCGTACCCAATTAAACAGCGCGGGTACGCATATCTTCTATGGAGTGAAGGGAGATGAGTTTACTGCTTCTCATCATGTTAATACACCTACTGACAGCACACTACAATCTTCTGCTACAATGTTTAACTCGTCTGATGACCGTATCATCAAAGCACTTATTTCACCACGAATTAACTGGACAACACTGGTGACAGACGAATTACTTGCGGCTGTAACTGCACGAGCCATCAATCTTCAAAACCCTAACACAGAAGACGGTATATCCTTTGATTGCCGACACATGTATGCGGCTGATGGTCGCACATTCGGAGAGTGGGGCGTAACGGCTGATTCAATTAAGATTCGTGCCCACAACCCTCAGCGTGGCGCACGCCCATTATCCACGATGTTTGAGGCATCTCTACATCGTGACTTAGGAATTGAATCACCTCACCTTGAATTTGGTGAGTACGAAACCCTTGTACCTAACTGGGCTGTAACTGCATCAGGAACGCACAATAAGCCTGTATCGGATGCTGACATAGAAGACAACCATCGTAAGGTTGACTGCGGCTATCTCCCATTCACCGTGTTACAAATACGCACAAAATCTCGTGGGTATCATACCAACACTCCTACACCTATCCTCGTGGATTCTTACAACGACCCAGTACCTACTAAATCATGGGCAAATAACCTCAAGGGAATAACATATACATCAAGAAGCGGTGACCATATTCTACCTGCTCTTGATAATGCTATGGTTGTGACCGACCAACACCAACATTCCAGTGGTGTGAACACTTTCACATTACTTTCGGGTGAATTAAATACCCATCTTTTAGTTCCAGCAGGAGAAGAACCGGCCACCTTTAACAGTAAAGACAGGTTAGTTTCATTCGGTGATAAAAAGATTGTTTGTCATGGAAATAAAAAGAAGGCTCTTATGACAAGCGCACAAGGCGGTACTGCTGGTGACTCCACTACTAAATTAGTAGCAATTGATATTGAGGCCAATGACGAGTTCCTTGCTGAGTTCGGTGGTGGAAGTGTCAATCAAGACGGGTTGTTAATGCTTCACGCTGATAAGATATTTAGCGGTATGCGTCTTTACGGTAGCATTGAAAGCGAGCCGATTACTTACTTCAAGGGTGGTAGAGACAGTAACGACCACAGCGTTCCGCTGTACTTTGGTGGTGGGTTTAGCGGGGTGGTACTGGATGTCAACGATGGTACACAAAACGATTACTCATCATTCTACACCCACCCGTATTCTACTGGCCCAACAGGTACAGCGGGCATACAGAATGCGAATGAAATTAGTACGGCCTATGCTTTGATGGACTGTAACGCTCTACTTGCCTTCTTCCCCGGTACCCCATATCTCAATCAACATCGTGGTAGCATTCATCCACCCGCTTTCAATCAAGACAACATCCTATCTCCCGATACAGAAGGAGGCACCTTAGCCAACTTAGCATCGGGTCAACCGTCCCATGTCACCGCAAGATATACGGCTGGAATTGTACGACAACGCCCTGTACCGCTTGTCATTCGTATGCCGCATCAAACAGCACGGTACACTGACCATAAAACAAATACTCCTTATTTTACTTCTTACCTCGTGTATGGGCCGGGACAGGCTTTCCCATTCAATGAAACCGCTACGGGTACGCTTGGAGAGACTGAGCCGCATCCGGGTTATGTCGTGACTACAGGGAACACTTGGAGTAAGGTACCTCATAGCAAGAACCTCCCCAATGAGATTACCAATAATGTTAATGATTACGGCCCACCCAATACAGACTATCAATCACGCCGAAATCGCTTCCATTGGAATACTACTTTGAATTGGTCACCGGCTCAAGGAATACCTAATATCGGTGATAACACTTCAACTTCGTATGGATTACGCCAACGCCCCGAACACGGTAGCCATTATGGTCAACATTTTACTAACCCTGTACCGGGTAAATTAGTTTCAAACAATCAAACTGATTACAAAAAAGCACATCCATATCAACACTGCGCTATAGCATACTACGGTATCGCTATGAGTGCTGATATGACTTTCCACATGGACGGTGGGTACCATCCCGGCGGTTCTTGGATTGACAATCAATTAGCATTCAATCCACCTATGGAAAAGAGTGATTATGTCATTACTAAACTCAATGGTAATGCAGTACAACCTACTGCTTATCGTGTATCCGGCCCGATGGCTAAGAGTGTACTTGATGGTCAATTAGGTGAAGATGCTGACGACTTTGACCGAGAAATCATTGTTGTGGATGGTACACGCTGTCAAAACGGTGAAGAGTTGGCGACTATCATAGGTCAAGCCATCAACGAAAACCCCGGTAAAGGGGCACTCAAAGCAATGGGTGGTACATTTATGCCCAGTATGGGTAACGCTATGAGACAAGACCGTTATGGTTGGGTAGAACTTACATGGTTACAAGTATATACCAACGATACCGCCAGTTCGTCTAAATCATTTTTTGAAGGTACAATTACGGGTGCTACACAAGATGAATTGGAACAAATACCAGCGTGTGGATGGATTCGTACAGACGATGGTGGCCGACCTGTACACGGTAGTGACCCTACACCCGCTTTTGCACCATATCATTCTCGTGAAGTGTACAATAATGGCGGTACATGGACTGTACGATTTTGGCTCGCACCTAACAGAATCACTGGTAAGGCACAGTTTGAAGACATCACTACATGGCACAACAAGTGCGAAGGCGACCCTCTCACTGTACCGGGGATGAGTCCGATTCCTCCACCCCCACCCGGTCTTCCCGACACCGTTCCCGATAAATTCTATGTATGGAGTAAGTCGGGAGTAACATACTACAACAACAATAGTGATACTACACGCAATCATATGACTCGCTCTCACTTTAGTGGGTTAGTTGATGCGATAGACAGAACACGGCCTGTAGGAGCCGTGGGATGGGCAGGAGAGCGTTATTCATACCTTAATTCGTTAAAGGTAGGTACAGAAGGGTATGGAGCAGGTCTTGGTGCTTGGTACAACAAACTCGGTTTTTCGCCTTATGGGGCGGCATCAAGCGTAATGAGTACATTTGGTCATATACCTAACTTAACTCCTATGCGAAATTCACCGGAGGCTTCCGGCATTCTAAACAATCGTAGTAATTCGGACAGCATCATAACAAGTCCTTATTCGTGGGATTATGATGAAACAGCGGCGGCTACATATGAAAACATTGACACTTCTACATACTTCGCAAACCCATTAAACACAAATGAAGATAATCAAATCCCTCAATCTCTTGCTAATCAACAAGGTGTATTTGCTCGTGCATTCCTTGTTATATCGTATGAAGGAGAAATGCCTTTGGTAGCAAAGCGTGACCGTGATGGTATCACCGCTACAGGTGACTGGCTCTCAGTGGCCTCAAAGACTGGTCAATCGGTTGCCGCCGCTACTGCAATCACATTTGCAGGTACCACTCAATGGGATGAGCGCATACACAGTGTGGACAGATTCGTTGCCCCTGCACATGGTGGGCCTAACATTGAAGCGTTGGTTGCTAACAAAACGCTTCCAACAGGCGATTTACCAAGTGAAGGTTTCCTTTTCAACGGACCTTTGCCCGACGACACATTACTTTTCAATGCAGAACCTTGCTTTGCAAAGACTGGTGATTTATTCTTTGATTTGGATGAAAGCCCCGGTAGTTTCTTCTTAGAAGATAACACTAATGTAGAGCGTAATCGCAATATGGACTTGAATCAAGGAACATTCTTTTCACAAGGTTCAGTCACCACAGTAAGTGGTGATGCAACAATAACACATGGTGCGAATGCTAACATCGTAGCAGGATTGGGGGTAATTGGTACAGGCATACCGTTAGGAGCCACAATTGCGAGCATAACAGATTCCACTCATTTTGAGTTGAGTGTTGCCGCTACCGCTAACGGTTCGGGCTTAAGTTTAAAATTTGGTGATGTCACATTATTACCTTACGATGACCCCACAAATTACTGGTTAAATGATACAAATGCTTTCAAGATGAATCAACGCTCATCGGCCAAGAACTTCTCCGTTGAACACATCGTATGGAAGCGTATGGACGGTGGGAATCTTTCGCTACCTGCGGTCAACGCTCGTGGACTTGGTGCTGTTCCATTCATTACACGAGTAGAAAGTGATACTCCTTACACTATGGGAGAAAAATTGTATGGTATTAACAGGTTCTCCTTTGAAACAACGAACAGTGCTATGTTCCCTATCATACAAGCACAGGAGTTATCTCACCCTCAAATCGCCGCTCGCCACCCCGATGAGTTGCGAAATGTACTGTCCATACCAAATGAAGAAATGCAGTTTGATGAAGTACAAGTAGAAGATGATACAGGGCAAGTCCATATTATTGAGGGCGGTTCACCATTCGGTACAATCATTCGTACATACAATGCGGTGTCCGACCGTAGTGCTGAGGGATTAGCACCCGCAACTGCTGGTAGTGGTATAGAACCTAACATGAAGGTGAGGTTACCCGATGCTGATGCAATCCCCGGTAACCTCGTTATTCGTAGCGGATTTGACAGACTACAGGCGTATCAAAATGAGTCATTCGGTACTGGTGGTATGATGAGGCCGATTGACAGTGCTGACCTCAAACATTTGTTTACTGATGATACAAAAGGCCCACGCCTCGGTGGTACATTTAGCGACCATAATTGGGAGCATATCAGTCAAAGTTCATTCCCCGACCCGACATACGCAGGATGGGAAACTGCTACAGGTAACGCCCCACTTGAGACATCTTACGAATTGCATGACCGCACGCTGTTCTTCCACATCACCAAGAACGGCAACACTCACAGTCACCGCCACCCTACAGTTTACACACACAGTGCAGGAGTAGTCAACAATGCTCTCACTGCTGTTTCTTACAGTGGTACAACACTCACAGTAAACACTGCTCCTAATACTTCACTTTACGGTGAATCTATTCGTGATGGACGCAAGTTCTTACGCCTATACAACCCAACAACCGATAAGGGCGGTGTTGCATCATTCACAGGAATAAGCAGTTCTACTTTTACAGGTTGCGTAGGTGACGCTGACTTTGATGAGTTAGTTGCTGGTGATATATCGGCACTCAAGGTTGTACCATCTTATTACATCCCTGCGGGTAGCACTCGCTTCTTTGCATCACGCAGATTGCGTGACCACGCCGAAGTAAGCGGTAACAGCCCCGATATGGCGCATACACAGTATTATTCGTTCCTCACGCTCAATCAAACATTAGGTCACACCATATATGCAAAACCTAAGATGAGTCCATTAGCACTACCAAGAATGGGTCATCATTTCGTCACACCTACTATGGCTATGCTACCCGGTCACTTTGCTCATCCTGCGTATCAAGGGCTGTATAATAAACACCGAGCAATCCGTTCCGCTACGGTAAATGCTCACGAAAATCTACTGATGGAAGAGCAACAAATGGTACTTGTAAAGAGTGATATTTCTACAACATTAACAAATCAATTACACGGTCATGATACACTACATACCTTTGGAAGTTTAACCGCTACACCCAGTGGCCCAAGTGACATTCACGGCGGAGCATTCACATTATTGTTTGAAACCAAACTTCGTAGTGACGGATATGGTGTACTCGCATCCGAAGGACAGGCGGGAGTTGTTAATGCCGCTGGTGGTCATACCATTGTGCTTGAAGCCGCCGCTACCTACACCCTGCGTCATCACTTCCCCGACCCATCCGAAGTCGGTGCATATCAAATTATTATTCAACCTAACATACACAAGTCGCAACTAATAGGCTACCATGCTAACGGTGCGGCTACAGGCGACCCACTTGTGCATCAACTACCCGATGGCACTGAAAATGAATTGACCAGCCAGCAGGTTGCGCTTGTAGTAGGTTTGCGTGAACCCGACAGTGCTACGGGTGCTGTTGGTCTTGTGTTGGCTGAGGCTACAATGGCTGATGTTCGTGGATGTGAAGTGTTCATCAATGAACTCATCATAGACCACGACCCCGACCACGGAAGCCAATTCACCAACATTCCACCATTGATGTTGTACAATCCACTCGGTGTACAAGGTACTGAAAGTCCTGCCTTTGTTAAGCGGTCACTTCCATACCAGCCTCAAATGTTCGTTAGGTCATCACCCGGTATGACAACAAACATTCCGTGGTGGAGTATAATTCACAAAGTAGGGCCGGATGATAGCACGGCTACAGGTTTCCGCCATCTTGACCATTCTCGCTTTGACAACTACTACGAGTTCCTTCGTGCAAGCGCAGGTAGCATTGCTTGTCAAATCACTCTTGCAGGATACCCAAGTACCCATCCCGACATATATCACGAAGTGCTTGAAAACATCAGCCTCAATCCTGTGTGTACTGTAGTGAGTGTGGCTACAAATGTAGGTGGAAGTGGAAACACTGAAATTACAGTTGATGATGCTCGTGGCTTCCCACAAAAGCCATACTACGGCAACAAGTTGGAGTACACGGATGCAACGGGTGTGCGTCGTACTCACACCTACACGGAGCGCAGTGGGTATGATGCGTCCAACATGAACAAACCAAAGATATTCACAGTAGTGGATAAAGCGACATTTACTGATGATTTAACCGCTAACACGAAATTACGCCTCACCCGTGCCTACGACTTCCGCCCCGCTGGTGCTATCTTCACTGAATCGCTATCAAGCATGGTACCTCGTATTCTCCCACAAATGTTGCAGGGTAGCCGAGATACAAACAGCCTACATACGGCTGATGCTTTCCTATGCTTATGGCATCCAAATCTTGGTCGTCCACATACTTTCTACTCGGATTCAAGTCGTACATGGCTTAACCCATTGACTGACCGTGCAGTTGCACAAAAGCCACTCAACAGTATGCCCGAACACTTTGAAACTGTACACTACCACGATGCAACATACTACGCCAGCATGGGGCCGTTTGCATTCAAACGAAGTACACCTCAACCACCTTACAAGATTGCTAATACAAAAGGTGCCTCCGCATCTGCTACAGGTGGTAGTAATACAGCAATGATATTCAATACACGAGCGAGTGATACCACTTTCACAGTTGACGCATTGGTATCTATTGAAGGTACACCAAAAATCATGCTTGACGGTAGAGCATACAGTGTAGCATCAATTAACGCTGGTACAAATACAATAACTGTTAATGAAGTCTTAGCCGCATCAATCACTGCTGACTCACCTGTGTTAATTGGTGGTACGGGTGATATGATAACCGCTCAAACTATGACTGCGGCAATGGCTCCACAAGGATTATCCACTGCTGAATACACAAATCAAGGTGGTCAGTATGACGGTAGTGATGCAAGTACAGCGGTTATGTTGAATCATTATTGGCCTTGTGGTAGTCGTGGTGGGCCACTGGTGAGCCGTCTTGACGGATATGGATATGTCTCCGCCGCATGGGACTATCCACGAGACTATACTTTTGATGGGCCTGTGTGGACTGATGCAGATGATGATGGTTCATACACAGTGAGTAGTGGAATCAGTAAAACTTCTTACGACGGTATCAGCAATCCCACTCGCAC